TTGCCATATTACAATACTTAGCATAGTCTTCAACACCAACCATTGCTAATGTCATTAACACAGGCAAAGCAGTTAGCATAAGCACGATAATCAATAATGCCCAACCAAGTCCTTTAGTTGTGCAATAGTTTGTTTGTTCACTCATCATCTGTCTCCCAATAACGAACATAAAAATGATCCCCACATGCGTCAATCTCTGCCTGTGGATAACCTTCGCTCAACAACCATTCTAATGTATTGTTTTTCTTGTGAACCTCCATTGGCAATGGTTTAGGAAATCCATACTTCCATCCGCTGGGTGGATCACACATCAATACTTTATTCATGCTCTCCGCCGTTTGCACGACCGTCATATTTACGACCAGATTTCAAAAGATTATTAAGAGACTCAGGATTGTTTTCAGCTTGACGAAATGTTACAACTGTAATTGTAATACCACTAATAAGCAATAGGTGGAATGCAGCACTAAGACCGAAAGCGACATAGCTTCCTACCATTAGGGCAAAGATACCAGACCAAATAAAGAACAGACATTGAAAGATCATATGTCCTACCATTGGGTCTAAGTTTCGTAGTGGGGATTTTTCAATTGTCATTACACTGTCCCACATATCTTTAGGGATTGAACTAATTTCAGTCAGTGTAGTTGCCCATCCAATGGGCTTTGGTTTATTATCCATAGTACTCTCCGTGTGTGTTGAAAGTCAAACCCAAGAAGGGTTTGACCATTACTTATAGAATCAATATAACATTAATTTAAGTATTTGTCAATAGTAATTATCCGTTGAGTTGTTCAACTGCAGATGCAGCATTACTAATTTCAATTTTACGAGGTTTCTTTTCTTCAGGGATTACGTTCTCAAGTGAAATCGTAAGGATACCGCTATCAAGTGTTGCACCATTTACTACAATCGTATCCGATAATGTAAAGGTCCTGCGGAAGTTACGTGCGGAAATACCGCGGTGTAGGTAAGCAGGTTCATCTTCTTTGGGAGATTGATTTCCATCAATAGTGAGTGTTCCATCTCTCAATTCAATGTCCAAATCATCATAAGTAAAGCCTGCAATTGCTAACTGCAATTCATAGGTTTCATCTGATGTTTTGATAATATTATAAGGGGGATAGTTTGCTTGACTTGGTGTTTCTTGTCTCATTCTGTCAATCATTCGGTCAAAGCCGATGAAGAATGGATCATTTAACATAGACGTATCTAATCTGCGTGTATTCATTTTATTTCTCCTTAAATAAGCAAGATTAATGTAAGGAACCCTTTACGGCATTCCATACACTATATATAATACATTTTTCTAAAATGTCAATGGTTTTAATTAATTATTTTCAGTATAAGGCTCAAAATTACTTCCATTGGCAACCATACAGGCAATACCATTAGGATATAATGAAACTAAAGTCCATGAACCTGTATCCTGATTAACCGTGAAAACAAATTCAGTTTTGATGGTTTGTCCTGAGGCATGAATATTCAATATTTGCCCATTAAACAATATCGGTTCTTCATGCTCTTTAGCAATTTCTGCAATCTCTTGCATCGTGGCACAGTTTTGCTTTGCATAAAATGGTGGGAAATTCGATTCTTGGGCAACAGCGGGTGCCGCAAGTAGTGCTGTAAGTAGTATTAGATATTTCATATCATCTTCCTATTCTCCAGTACTACCAAACCCTCCGTCTCTTTCGGTTTTTTGTTCTGGACGTTCGTTGGTTTCATTTAATTCAATGTTTGTTGTTGGTTCAATTAAACATTGAGCTAATCGCTCACCGTGCTCAATAGTAATAAGACTATCACTAAAATTAGTGAGCATTATAAACGACTCCTCGACATAATCAGAATCAATTATGCCAACACCATTTGCCATGGCTAAACCTTTTTTAAGTGCAGTACCTGACCTAATATACATCTTCATAACGTGACCTTTTGGTACGTCAAAGATTAAACCTGTAGGGACGAGTACTCTCATCTCTGGTGGTAGTTGAAAGGCATCAGGTTTTTGGCCAACACCTTTCACTACAATATCCAACTTCTTGTTCCATGTATTGTAAGCAACAAGTCTTTGCTTATGTTCAATACAGGCTGCTACATCAAAACCTGCTGATCCTGCCGTTGCGTATTCAGGCATTGTAGCACGCTCATTCATTTTATAAACATTCATATTATTTCTTTCCAATATTATATTTTGCTTCAAGTATCCAATTATCTTTTTCTTTATGTGAAAGAATTTTGATTTGGTTTAAAGGTGCAATTGGGTCTTGCGCCTTTTCAGTGTTCACAATATTAACCAAACCCCATTCTTCCAATAAGTTAACTATTGTATTACGTCTTGCATTATCTTCTTCGATAAACGTGTCCTTTTTACCATCTAGGATAAACAATTCTTTAAAGTGTAGAATTGCATAGCGACCTTGTTTGTGTAGGATGTGGCAAGATTGGTATAGTTTCTTTTCTTTACGAGATGAAATACCAATACGCGTGAGTGTTTCTTTAATTTTTAGAAAGCTGTCCTGCGTTGGTAGGGTAATTTCAATACCGACTCCTCTAAAAATGTTTTCTTCAATTTGCATAACGATAGCACCTTTATTATTGTTATTATTTAGGCGATGCTCTCATGACCATCCGAATATTTATCATTTTCTTACCCTCCTGTGCTCAATTTGGAATGTACCTCTTTGAGATCAGCGGTTGATAATGCTTTGAGATAGAGTTTAGCAATTGTTCTATTACATTGGTATACTTCTTGAATGGCATCAAGGTCTTTACTTTTATCAGCTTTTGGCCATTTGCTAAACCGTTTACGTTTACGCAATACACCTCGGTAATATTGAAATTGAGCATCTTTGAATAAGTGTGCTCTTTGATTCATTTCGTTTGCGTGAAGAATAGAATCCTCAAAGTTAGTAAACCCACGGTTAACAATATATGGAACATATAGATTTTCTGCCATCTCAGGATTTTCATGGTTTGCAATCAAATCATCCTTTGAGAAGGATGCCGCGTTCATAAAATCAAAGGGTGTTATTTCTTTGACCATTTAGTTTCTCCTCAAGATCTTTAAGCATATCATCAAAATCATCAGCGCAATTTTGACATAGCTTTAGGTGTAGCGGTCCATCCGCGGTATCAATGTCAACACTATAAATGTCTTTCTTATTAACAGTGTTTTCACAATTAAAACAAGTATGTATGCCTATTAGTTTTTTGATCCATTCACTCATCTGAAACTCGTTTCTATCATAATTTCAGTTAAGAATGCAACCATGTTAACTTCAAGGTCAGCTACAAAGTTGGCCTTATACATATAGTCAGCAAGTGTTACAACAAAACCTGGCATTGATCTCATTTCAATTTTATCGTTTGACATATCATAGATACGACGGAACATCTCATTCATATCCTGGTCACTGTTTTTAGCAACCCATTTACGCATATTGGTAAAATCTTTTGCTTTGAGTAATTCAAACAGCGTATCCATTGATTCTTGTTTAAGATTAACAAAAATACCTTCATCAATTTTACCTGAAGCTGCATATGATTGCAGTTCAGTTAGAACACGACGGAAGTCAGGAAAATGTTTTTGGATTACTTTTGCAACTACCGCTTTATCGTGAGCGACGTTTTCCGTTTCAAGAATTGCCTCAACTCGTTTCATAAATTGCATCGCAAGTTTAGGACGGTCACTGGTTTCAATACTGAAATCAACTTCTGATAACCGAGAACGGAGTGGTGCAATAATACGGTTTTTGAAGTTACACGTAAAGATGAAACCGCAATTGGATGAGAATTCCTCAATAAAATTACGGAGTGCGGGTTGCACGTTAGCAGCATTTAGATAATCTGCTTCATCAAAGATAACGTATTTACGGCCACCTTGAAGTGATACCGCTGACGCATATGTTGAGATATCATAGCGAAGAGTATCAATGTTTACGTTCAATGATCCGTTCTTAACAATATAGTCACAACCCATTTCTTCGAGCATTGCTTTTGCAATTGTTGTTTTACCAACACCTGGTCCACCACTCAATAACAGATTAGGAATACTATCATCGGATACGAATTTTTTAAACATATCTTTAGTTTTTTGCGGAAGAATTGTGTCTTCGATAACCTGAGGTCTATATCGTTCAACCCACAATACTTCATTTGCTTTTGCATCTACAGCCATTTAATCACCATTTCATAATATAAAAATAAGGTGGGGGCATTTCACCCCCGAAGTTTTTACTGAACTTTATCAGCGAGCGGTGCATCTGCCGGAATATCAGCAGGCGCATCCATAGCCATCCGGCCTTGAGGTGCCTCACCTTGTGGAGCGTTCTGTTGCAAAAACATTTCCAATTTGTTGCGGAGCATACCTACTCCTGCCAATTCACGGCCTTCAATACCGCCTCGGCGTGATACCACATCAATCATTTGAACAACTGTTGCGATATCTTGTAGCGAGAGTTGTACCTTCTCTTGCTCTTGATTTTCGTTTTCCATTTAGGACCCTTTCTTATAAGTCGACTTTGTGTCAATTGCTACGTAATATGTAGCTTCGTTACCTTTGAACTCAGAGATACCTTTACTTGAAAGCGTAACTTTGTAATCCTGAGGTAGGAGTTTCAAATTATCAGTCTTGATGATAATTTTGAATGTATCAGATGTTTCACCGATTTCTACACCATAATCATCAGCCTTTTCGGTAGATGAGTCAAGCGCTTTAAGATAGCATTTGCCATCTTGTCCAACAAATGCAACTTCAGAGAATTGAAGCACACCTGCTGCTTTCACCACTGATTGGATATCTTCCCACGATACCGCCACTTCAACGTCAGCGTCCGTGATCTGAATGTCTTTCTCAGGTGGTGTATGAATCATAGAGATATCAGCAAACGCATAACGTGTGCGCTGTTTACCTTCTGTGATAATAAAGTATTTATCATGGAATTCTACATCCGGTTGCGAATGAAGTGACAAAATTGATAGAAATCTTGACAAATCATAGATACAAGCTTGTGATGGAATTTGATCTGGGATTGTTGCTGTTGCGAGCAATGTTTTCTCAGGTGTAATTGTTTTCAATGTACTACCTGGTTGCATCAAGATTGATTTATTAATAGTAGAGAAACTCTTCAGAATAGTTAGAGTACGGTCAGAAAATTGCATTATATAAGACTCCTGTCATTGTGTTATCTGTTTATTTTATTACGCTTTTGCTTTTTTGTCAATGGCTTTTTTGCCTTTTGAGATGTTTTATCAGCAGTTAGTGGTGCACCGAGTGAACCGATATGTGCCATTGAACCTTTGAATACATATGCTCCAATATGTTGCAACTGCATCCATGGGCAAGTCCAAATTCTTAATCCAATATCACGTGCTTTGCGGCAGAAGAAGTAATCTTCCGATAGATACCGTTTTGACACTGGGTCAATGATACAATCAAAGTATGCATGGATCATTGTTTTACCATCAAAGTTTTCAGTACGAACATGGTCAGGTTTGTATTCCATCTCAGGATATGCTTCTTTCCATTTGGTAAATGTTTCACGTGGGATGAGCATAAATCCTGTACCTGCTTCTGCAACCTCCATTGGTTCACCGACATTAAATGTTGCCTGTCCTTGAACCGGGTTCATAACATAATCAGCAGTATAGTTTTCTAATTCAAACGGATCTTTATCAGCACGACCTTCTTTGGCAGCACGTGCTACCTTTTCCCAAGCAATTGTTTTCTTTGGGTAAGGACCTGTTACGATATTATAATTCTCAGGATCTGAAATGTTAACCGCAAGCATTGCAAGAATATCTTTTGCATTGAAACCAATATCAGAGTCAATAAAGACCATATGGGTACATTCTGACCTTAGGAATTCATCAACACAATAGTTACGTGCTCGCTGTACAAGGCTTTCATTAAACAAATAATAAAACTTTACGGTGATACCATTTGCAGCGCACATCATAGCCAAATCTGTTGAGGCTTTTGTATATGAGCCAGCACATTGGGCTCCATACATCGGTGTTGCTATGAAGAGGGAGTACTGCCGTAATTCCTCAACTGTTACTTCTATTTTATTACTCATATCATCTCCATATCATTTTCAGCTCGATGGATTGCCTGTAAACGCATAACGTCCGCAAGAATATCCCATGAGCTATCGTGTTCTTTAAAATTATTTTCCCACACTTCTGTATTATTGATTGGACAAAAACCATTGATCTTTGGGAAATCCAATTTTGCATCAATATAAGTACGTGTATCTCGTACTCTCCAAAACTTTAGGTATTCTTCCATATGTAGAAGTTTGTTTTGTGATTTAAACAAACGACCTAGAATAATAGGATCAAACGTATTTGATCTTGACCACCAATATGTAATGTTTGGTTGGCTAATCAAATAATCCATAAACTCTGAACAGAACATTTCAACAGTTAAGTCGTTGGGTGTTGGTTTGATATGCCTACGCACCTCAGGACCTAGTGACTCCCACCAACTAACTGTTGATGCATCGACTTCAAATCCATACTTTTTAACCTGATTAACAACATCAAGTTTAAATCGTTTTGCTTTTACAACATCGTTGAAGTTGTATGGATCATCAAGAAACTTATCCCAATTGAATACCATAACCGAGCAGTCGATTACAGCACATTTATTAGCATCCTTTCCGAATGTTTCAAAGTCGATTATAAGATCGTTTCTCACGCAAAGAACTCCTCTAATGTAGGTTGATTACTTGTACCTCTAACATCAAATTCTGTCTTTTCAGTATGATTATTCTGACGCAGATAGTTTGTTTCAGACATAGGTAGTTCACCGTTAAGGAATTTTGCAATCTGCAAGTGCATATCACGAGATGTTGGTACAGGAACATTTTGGGCAATGTGGTTCATAGAAGTCATTCCATTAAGCAACTCAAAATCATCAGGGAAACCCATCAAATACAATGCTTCACGGATTGTTAGTGAACGGTCATAGTGCGGATGTACTGTGTCTGCAAGGTTACGTCCAATAACAGCATTCATACAATCATCAAACACATGGACTGATGCATCCCAAACACCCAAACCTTGAGCAAACTTTTTGATGGCATGGTCAGTTACGTGTATACCACGTGTATGTCCTGTCTCGTGCATCCATTTATTTGCCTCTTGAATTTTACCTGATTTGTTTACATATCCAAATGCCGTTGCCGCAATCTCACGGATAACTTGACGTGCTGTCATATTTGATCCTGGTGGTAGCATTGCTTCAACAAAATTATAATAAGGTTCATCCATTAGGTTTTTGTTTACAACCAAATCTTGGTGTAGTGCATCATCTTTGACATCGTTTACATATTCATCAAATCTACGGCGTGGGCGTTTATGCCAATCCATAATAGGTGCAGTTTCTGATTTCCAACCAATAGCAAAGGTACGGTCACGTGCTTGTGGGATACCATGATATTTTGTTGATGTTTTATATAATGTCATACTATAACCTGCTTTGCTGCAAATGTCAAATAGTTTATCTGCTACAGGTCGACCTTTATTAGTAAATAGTGCAGGAGCGTTTTCAACAATAATAGCTTTGGCTTCAAACCTATTAATACCTTCTTTAAAAACTTCGTACATCCATTCGTTCTTTTCACAACCTGCACCTTTTGCGTCAGGCGCCTTTGCAGTATTCAATTGTGACAATGCAGCACAAGGTGGTGTACCGCTGACAACATCAAGTGATCTTTTTGCGGCTTCAGGAATCATTGTATAGGCAATATCTCGACCTTTTGTTACAGTCTGATAGTTAACATAATGACTATCGTTTGCTCCAAAGTCAGGATAAGAATAGATTGTTTCAGGTGGCTTTCCGAATGCTTTTTCCGCTCCTAGCATTTGACCGCCGATTAGCGGAATGATTGGAGCCCAGGTAATTTCTTTGTTCATAATATATCCTTATTTAAAAAAATGCCTCGAGTGTTGCTGGTTTTTGAACTTCATATCCAGATAAATCGGGTCTCTTGTAGTTACTATCAAATGCGGTGAAGATTTTATCATTAATAAAACTGCCGTCATAATATTCAGGTTTAAGAACAGCTTTACGCAATTCTGTGATTGTTTGCTCATATGCCAATTTGTTATCAATGAGATATTGAAGATTTTTATGGAATTCTTCAGGTGTTTTTGGGCGCAAGATCTCAGGAATAGGAGTGTGACCTTGCATATCATATGACGGATGTAAGAATGGAATAACACCAGCATGGATCATTTCAATATACTTTGATGTTACCCAACCTTCTTTAATAGGAATGATAAACGTAAACTTAACATCCTGTAGTTTGTTCTGCAACTGTTTCAGATGCATTGATCCTTTAAAGCGCTCATCTCCTTCTACATTGTTACCCCATTTGCCATAGATCTCAACATCATCAAATTTGTCGAGTACCCATTCCTTTAAGAGTTTATAACGTGATGGTTTACCTTCATTAAGAACAACCATAAAGTCAGTGTTACGATTAGTATTTACTTCTTCTGTGTATTCGTAATCAACACAGAATGCCGTTTCCATTGCAGCATATTCACAGTCGACAGGAATGTCTTGCCGTGATTGATCTTCAATGCTTTTAATTGGATGAGCAGTATAGGTATAGTCATATTGGCTCAAACCTTTAAACGGTAGGTGCATAAAGTCACGTGCTTGCCGCATTGTGTATCGAGGATCATTGATAACTTCAACATAATGTGGCTTACATTCATTTAGCCAAAAAGTCAATGGAGTAACATACCATTTTGTCATATCAAGAACAAATGCTGGTTTGCCATCATCGTTTTCTTCACGAACCTTTTTCATCTTTTCAGGAATACTTACGTTACCGATTTGACCTACCATCATTACCGTGGCATCAAGCGTGATATTATTTTCTTCAAAATATGTTTTAATCCACCAAAAATACCGATCAGTTGGTACTCTTTCAATTTTCATTTCTGCCCAAATATCAATAACATTATTATAAGGAAACAGATCTGCTTTATCCGTTTCAGTTAATGAAGCGAAGTCAGATCTTCCTACAATATAAAATATTTTATCGGGGTTGTTGTTTGCAATAGCACGAAGAACACAAGATGCCTCATTGTCACCACCGACAGGAGAATATTTGTTTGTCCTTAGCTTTACTGATTTACCAATTTTGGCAAAGGCAATATGTTTCATAATTAAATCCATTCCATAGTTTTAACGAATTGCTCAGGAGTCATTGCTTTATCGTCAATATAGTAAACGCCGTATGGTTTACCCCAAACAATTTCATCATAAGGAACGTCGTACTTTTTTAGCCAATCGACTGTAATCTGTCCGACGTCTTCAATAATTTTATTTATGTCACCGCCATGAGTCAACATTCTGCGTGCTGTATGTAGCACAATCCGAAAACCTTTTGACTTTGCCTTTTGTAGACTTGCAATCATAGGTTCATTGGGTAGAGCCATAGCATACTTCTGTTCTGATTCTTTTTGGTTATGTCTAGGGTAACATATAGTATCGTCAATGTCAACCACAATTGTTTCTTGCGTACTCATTAATATAATCTCTCATTCTTTGTTGTCTGTCTTCGCAATCATAGTGAAGTTTAATGCAAGTTGCGATTAACAGTGCACCGCCATCAATGATTTCGTTATAATCATCAGGAAAGTACTCTTTAATTAATTCAGAAAAACATTCCCGAACCGCTGTGGGGTATTTATGCCCCGTAACTAGTTCGCTATATCCATGATATAGGTCGTGTGACAATTTGCACATATCGTAAAGATAATCACCACCGATACCTATATAATCACCGTAAGATCCTCGTGGATCCAATAATGTAAAAGCATCATTATATGGGTTATACAGAATGTTGCCAAAGTGCAAGTCACCATGCATAGCATCAACAGGTTTTGCCTTTTTCAAACAGCGTTCCGCAACACTTCGGTAATACGGACTATCAGTTTCTAATCGTTCTTCTGTTTTATCAATCCACATCTTTTTTGCATTGTCAGGAAAATTAGCAGTAAACTCAAGAGTTGGTTTACGGTGAAAATGGTTCCACATTGTAAGTATAACTCTTTCAATCAAATACCGTATAGTACTTTTTGATATGTCCTCATGAGCAAATAGATCAGATAGCAGAATGCCTGACTCATAGGACATGGTCAGGGAATAATCATCTTTTAATACTTTAGGAATGAGCATGCTTTGAATAGGTGACAGTGATGTATACCAATTCTTTTCATTCATAATAGTTCTTGTGGCAAAACTGTTATTTGCAGTCGGAACCTTTGTAATCATATTGAGATCGGCATGATATTCAAACGAATTAAACTCACGTGCCTTTAGTGTCAACAATGTAGCACAAGTTTTATGGTATGAGGCAATATCACCAATATCATACCACAATTCTGTACTTACGTTATTAAAGTTACCATAATCTTCAAGTGCATCGGAAATATCATATCCTTTACTCTCACAAAAAGCAACGGATGCAGTTTGCCCACACGCAAAACTATATAGACCTACAAGTGCGGTTGCGTTATCAATGTTTTCTTTTGGTTTATTGTAATATTTTTGACCATCCCACATACACCAAGCAAAGTGATCTTCAACTTGTTTTGTTAAAAGGAAGTCTGTACCCAATGGCATATTTTCTTCAAGGATAATTGCATCACCCAACCAAACAACAAGAGGACATTCCCAATTACCCAAATTTTCAATACCAACAGCAATAGCGTCACGGGGTCCATTTAACGATCCTTGTTTTACACATTTAATATTTTTATATTTTGATTTTTCAACCCAGTCACGAATATCATTATGCTTACCATCAACAATAACGATCTGTCCAACTTGATCAGCATTCTTATAAATTGATTCAATAATATATTCAATAGTAGGTTTACCGTGGACACGGATCATAGCCTTGCTACAATTTGACGTTAGCGGTTTAAGGCGTGTTGCTTCTCCTGCCGCTGGTATCACTACATTTATCATAATTTAATCTCCACTCGTCATATTCATCTTCAAGGTTAACCCATTGCGGTTTGCATAGACCTGACCATGTATGTCTCTTATCCCAAACAAACCACGCATAAGCAATCATACCACCTATTTGATGTTTCTTTTCAATCGGCTCAATAGAATCCTTTTTGAATTGAACTCGGTCCGATAGAAATATTATATCACTAGGCGGGTGGTTTGTAAACAACTTTTTTCGTTTTTTTCCTTCTAAAAAGGTTAAACGTAGAAACATTGCTACATAGTCATATTCACCTATCCATTTTTCCGCCATCTTTCGCGGCAAGTCTTTATGATATGGTGGGTTTGTCACTACTCCATCAAAACCTGTTGGCTTTGGCAATTCCATTGCATCATAAGAAGTATTTATGCTACATAAAGAATCGGAATATTCATTGAGATCATAACTTAAAACATTGTGACCATTCCGTGCAAGCTCAACTGAAATGTTACCACGGCCTGCACATGGTTCAACTATATCTCTTGGTGGTTTACAATACTTTGTGAGAACGAATGTTGCGAGTGGAGGTGTTGGGTAAAAATCATTCGTTCTTCGGTTAGGATCATCTTTCTTGACCCCAACATAAACATCAGTTAGACTATTCGCCATCTGATCGGTCACCGACAATGGAAACCATTACACCTGCTTCTTTAAACATAGGAGCTGATTGCTCATCCCATCTGTCAACCCAGGTTTGTGGAGTCATTGGAGTGTTTGGTTTAATTACAACTCGACGAACACCTGATTGGATAATAAGCTTTGCACACTCAGGACAAACTGGCAAACCGTAAACGTATATAGTAGCATCCTTAACTGATACACCTGAATAAAGAGCATTCATTAACGCATTTGATTCAGCATGGACAATTAACGGATATTTCAATTCTCGATTGTTAAGACGTTCTTCAGTATCTTCAACACCTTTAGGAAAACCGTTATAACCAGTTGCTAGGATACGCCGCTCATCATTAACAATTATAGCACCAATTTTACTCGAAGGATCTTTACTCCAACAGGCCATCAATGAAGCCATTGTCATAAATCGCTTATCCCATTTGAGTTGACGTTGATCTTCCTCACGGTATTTTCTCATTACAAATTTGTCATATGGTTCTTGCATTACATACCTCGAATAGCAATAGTTGAATTTAAACCACCAAACGCAAAGTTATTGCTAATTGCAACATTAACCTTCTTTTCCTTTGCGGTATTTGGTACAACGTCAAGATCACACTCAGGATCAGGTTCTTCATAGTTAATTGTTGGTGCAATAATTCCATCATTTACTGCCATGATTGCCGCAAGCAATTCAACTGCACCTGTTCCGCCAATACAATGTCCATGCATAGATTTGGTTGAACTTACACTCAATTTATGAGCATGGTCACCGAATGTTTGTTTGATAGCATCAATTTCAGTTCTATCATTTGGAACTGTGCCTGTACCATGGGCATTTATATAATCAACTTGATCTGGGTTAATTGATGCATCTTTAAGGCATTTTTCCATTGATCTAATCAATCCTGAAACTTCAGGCATCACAAGATCACTTGAGTCTGCGGTACACGCTGCACCTAATACTTCACAGATGATATTTGCGCCGCGTGCCTTTGCGTGCTCATATTCTTCAAAGACAAATACGCCTGCGCCTTCACCGTGAACAATACCTTGACGGCCAAGAGAAAACGGTCGACAGTAACCTGGGCTTACAACACGCAAACCTTCCCATGCTTTCATTCCTGATAGATTTAGAATTGCTTCTGAACCGCCTGTAAGCATAACAGGAGCCATACCGTATTTAACCATATGGAATGCTTGTGTCATTGCATGGTTAGCAGAGGCACATCCTGACGTTACAGTAAATGATGGACCTTTGATATTATGTTCCATTGAGATATGGCAAACAGGTGCGTTACCCATAACACGTGGAATAATAAAAGGATTAGCACGGCGTTTTGGATTATCAGATGCAAAGTAATTATGATATGTCCGTTCCCAGGTTTCAGCACCACCACTACCGTTACCCATAATAATACCTGCTTCTTCAGCAAGTTCACCATCAAATTCTAAACCTGATTGTTCTACTGCTTCACGAGCTGCAAGTATATTGAGTTGTGTAAACCTATCAAAGATTGCAATTTGCATTCTTGTCCAATGGTCTTTTTCATCATAGCCTTTAATTTGGCCACCACGAGTGTAACGCATATTTTGGATTTCTATGATGTTTTGGAGTTCGCTAATGCCGTCGGTACCTTCGGCCATTGCTTTCATTGTATCTTGGGCAGTCCATCCCAAAGAATTTATAGTGCCCATGCCTGTAATAACAACACGGTTAGTCTGTCTTGTTGAGCTCATCAATTATTGTTTTCCTTTTTTCACTACCCATTGCTCCATCAAAAAGTGATTTGGCAGAAGTCATAAGACAACTACCAAGCATTAGGATTTCTTCATTATCATCGCACATCATAACAAGACGATCTATTTCAGCATTAAAATAAGTCATTCTTTTTACAACGTGGTTTGCGGAATGTGGCATTACTCTTCAACGAGTTCCACTGAAATCACTTTCTTTACTTTAATACCATCCCACCGATCCTTGCGGATATCATAACAACCAGTATGAGAAGGTGTCAACAAAGGTGGATTGTTTACTCGGCCGCGCTTGTTTGGCATATCAGGAATTAGTTCAGGCTTGAGTGTGTAATGCTTACTGCGTGTACCAGTTTTATCATTACGTTCCCAGGTGACAAGGCATTCGCCTTCCTGTAATTTAGCTTTAAATTCTGCTTTAGTCCATGTCCCTAGCATCGAATTCTCCTATCATTCGTTTTTCCATATTTTCTTTTACGTCCATTACTTTTTCATTTTCAATTATATTAATAATGATATTAGTAATGTCTAAATCTTTTTGTAGGAAAGACATTTTGGTTTTTATTTTTTCAATCTGTTCTCGATAAAATTCAAGCTCTTTTTCTTTTCTGAGCTTTGTCTCGATAACATCTGATATTCGTATTAATTTACTCATGGATATATTTATACAACAAGATCAAAATGACGTTCGTATACGTGCAGGTTCATCACTTGCCATGTCAGCATGCCTTTTTCAATAGTAAAGTGTTTATTACCAGGAAGCTCACAACGGTTATTCCATCGAGTAACAAGTTGATCCATTAGGTATTGAGCCCATGCGTAATCATTCTTGTAACCAAATACAACATCATTAGAACGCATTTGCGATACCATATGTAGAATACCTTCACGGATATAGAATGTTTGAGCATTGGTACAAATGAAATCAGACTTACCGTTTTCATCAAACTCAACCCAGATAGATGGACGGTTGTAAACCATTTGAGCACGACGGCTGTCAGGATTACGCCATAGTTCATCAAAGGCATTTTCAAATTGATTAAAATACTTTGGTGAGTTTACAAGGTGACCATAGTTTGAATTAATTTCACCGTTTGGATCAGAAGCATATTGCCATGCCGCAGGTGGTTCTTTAGATGGTCCGTAAATATCATTAATATTTGTTGAACCTGATTTGTACCAATCCAATTCTGATTGAATATAACTTTGACTTGGGTTACCAAAGATTGCTGGTTCAGTTGCAAGAAAGTTTGCACCGATTAATTCAATAGTACGTTGGCCTGTTTTATCAATAGTGAATGCTTCATCTTTAAGTTCACCTTTGAAAAACTCACGGATATCATATACGCTATCAATTCTCATGCGAATGTCCTTTTATAGTTTGACTTGTCTATTTCTTTAATTCTATTATACAACGGTTCGTTATCAATGTCAATAATTTTATTAAATGTTTCGAGAGCAAATCCTGCGGTATGCCTATTATCTCGTTTGTTTTGAATAACTCTAAACCTACGTTGACCAGGTGGAGGTGCTTCCCATAATGTAACAAGCTTTGATCCAGGCCGTGGGTTTTGAACAATAATCCATCGGTCGGCATTTAAACACTTATCAAGTTGATTACTTACGGCACCACCTTTAGTTGTTGTAATCGGAACGGTAAATGCCTCATATGTTTCCATGTTAGGTACTTTAAAATGATAATAAATTGTTTGGAATTTAACTTCGGTATGTCTGCCGTCAATCATCATATCCTTTGACATATCAAACGGATCTTCCGACATTTCAACTTTGCAATTTTGCATCTCAAAGTATTCTTTTACAATACGTTCACCTAATTTACCTAACCGTTCTATGCTCATTTTTTAAACCTATCATCAGTATCAATTGGATCAGACTCAATTGTTGTCATAACAAGAATCATCATTTGAGTTAAGGCATGAGACAAATGTGGCAAACCTGATTCAGGATCTTGATCTTCACCTGACATATATGCTAACAAATGACGCTGAATAGATGAGTAATGACGAGAGACAGGAAACTTTTCAATGTCTTGTCGCCAATTGTTTTCACCGTACTTTTCAGCACCAAAACCAAATACCTTTGCTGCTTCGATAATAGCTTCAGGTGGAACTAAATGGATTTTGGGTTTGTCATTATCATATTTCATTACGAGAGCCTCTACCTTTTATTTGAGAATTGAGTAGTGGCTGATAATGGTCAATAGATGCATCTTCAATTAATGGAGCAATCTTTAAGTCATAATCAGCGGTGTTAATGTATTTTATCACAACATCCATAGTTTGTAAACCATTTTCTTTTAGATATTGTCTATATTTTCTACCTGTTACTTCATGGTGTGAGTCAGGTTTAGTAAACGAACTGCGGTGATTGCCCATCCGTGCATGGATTGAAGAAGTCTTACCATCCGTTTTGCCAATATAAAGTATTGTACCTGTGGATTTTTCTTGCCACATATAAACACCTTTATGTTCAAATGCCGCTATTCGCCTACCGTGATTACAGCGACGCAATGGAGTTACAATATCAGCTTTATATTCTGTCTTATAACCATGCTCTATGATTTGTAAACAGACTTCACCGTATTCTATGGCTTCCTCCCAATACTCTTCAATATTGGAAAGAATTTTATCTTGCAGCAAAGCCGCAAGGTCATCAAGTTTTGACATAACGCCAGTCCTTTATGATTTATGGTTACGATCCTGTAAACCGATCTTTTTAGCACCTTTATTCCAGGCGCCTGATTTACCACGCCATGTTTTGAAACGTGTCTTTGAAGGCTCACATTTGGTGATCTCGCCACCATCTTTTACAAAGCTTTCAATCATTTTTTGAATATCAGAATTAGTCATATTATAGCTCCTATGTTACGTTATACACATATACGTCAGCAGTAGTCGATAAGCTCAACGGCAAACCTGTTGTATACTTACGACCATTATGATTACGAGGACCACGACCTTGAAGTTTAACACGCTGTTTGCGATTTCTCATATAACCGTAGCAGTCAATTTCATTGTTATAGTTTCTAACAATGCCTTTGAGCTGATCAAGCATAGGTTGATCTTTAGGTGAAACTTGACCATCAACCATATTAACAGTGAAACGGTAAGATTGCGAAGAGCGGTTTTTAGATGTTATTTTCATTTTGATTCCATTTTAATTTGTTTATACAATCAATATAACTGATTCTAAAGCATTTGTCAATAGTTAATTTGAAATTAAATCAAATTAAGTACACCTGCCATACCTAAAAACAAAATTAAACCTGTTAATGACCATGCCAATACTTCTAACTCAGCACCAACTTTTTTGTCATCCACAATATATGCACCAAACAGTCCACCTACCATAAGGCCTGCTATAATAAAAACTACTTCCATCACTTACTCCTCTAATTGGAATTTTGAACCAAATCCAATCGCGTCTTGTTTATATTCAAAAAAGAATGTATCTTCATATACATCCGTAAATTTTCGGTGAACCCATTGCTGTTTATGCAATTGTACTTTGCACCATTGAGTGGCAGCCCACCTATTATCAGAATGAACAGCAACGACATAAAATTTACCGCTGCTCATCCATTTCTGTTTATGATCTGCTATTTCTTGCGGCGTCATGCCCATTCCTTATATTCAACAATACCCAATAGATCTTCAATTAATTTCTTACCATATTGAGTAAACAAAATTCCTTGTTCCCATACAAAATGCTCAACATCTTGACTATGGTAAAAGGTTTCTTGACCAGTAATCCAACTTAATGCTGTTTTACGGTCACCGGCACCAAAGTACATAACTTCTTGAACACGTGCTTCAAACTTTGCAACATCACGTTCTTCCTGAGATTTTGTTTCAGCGTTTTTGACCTCAAGCTCATCACAAAGAGCATTCCATAGCTCCTGTTTTTGGCGAGGAGTGCGATCGTGCCACTCATCCATTAGAACGCCACGAGGACGAAACCCATAAACATCTTTATGAAGGTCTGAGAAGCAATCATCTGAATATGTATAAGTCATTGTTTGTTCCTTTGTTGATGATTCCAATATAACTGATTCTAAACCAAATGTCAATAGGAAACATCATTTTTTAGTAGATAAATCTATGATAACACAGCTATGATAGTCTGTCAACAAAATAAATAAGACATGGAGGAGTAAATGAAACTAAAGTATAGAATCAAGTTCTTTATGTCTAAATTAAAGTTTTGGAAAAAAGGAAGTTACGGTAAAGGTACATTCATCTACGAAGATGATGATTAGGTTGGTATCTTATACACCGCATAAGCATTCTCACCGTGTTTAAAATCCATCCATTCAGTTATACGGACAAACCCAAACTCCTCAGCATGAGAAAATGTTGGACGGCGTGGTAAACACCAAAGATATTCGCATCCTTCACGTTTAGCTTGGTCAGCAACAGCTTGCCACATTATCTGTGATAGCTTTTGTCGCCTATATGCATCATCAACCCAAACACCTCGACCACGGTAATAGTTATCGGATGTTTTATGACCTGAGTTTGAAGCAATTAATTTATCACCATCATATAATCCCCAATAGGTACCTTTGTACTTTGTAAAGATTTCTTTATCATTGCCAAGATCAGGAAAAGTCATATCAGAAATATAGTAGTGCTCATTACCAGGCCACAACTTGTCCCAGGCTTCTTTAATCTGTTCTTTGGTTATTTCTCTAAGCTGATAATTCTGCATAGTCATTCAGTACATTTACCACGAGGTGTATTCTATCTTCTTTACTTGAATTAAAGGCAGTGTGCTTTAACATAGTATTGGTTAAATACCACGTGTCTTGTTTGAGATGCATAATCTCATCATCTATAACCATAAAGCATCCTTCCTGTGTTTTTACAGGATAATGTATTCTTATTTGAGAATCAGTATGCCATGATAAACAAGTAAACGGTAAAGATTTCATTAATCTGACTCTACCGATTTTATATCTTTCATTCAACATATTATAAACAGTTTCAAGTACGGTACCACGGAACACTGAACACACTGTGTTGAAATCTTGCTCTTTGAGTTCTGTTTCTCGTAGCGGTACTATAGTCTGACCATTTTCATAAACCTTTTTTGACCAATCATATTTTAAACTACCGCATGCCATATTCGTGTTATCAGGTGCATCCGATGTAGTTGTAATACCGATCTGTGTTCGGTCACCCCATTCAATATAATCCAGTGCAAATGGCGGTAATTCTAATTCAGTAAAATTTTTCATGGTTCAATCACAAGAAAAGGATATTCTAATTCGTGTACGATTTGGATAGTGCCACCAAGATGGCCTAATACGAATGGTGGTCTATACATTGTCAAAAATGTTTGGCATGGAGTATTGTTTGCTTGTATCTGATCTCGTATCAATACATTGTTATCGGTAAGATAAGCTATGTTTGTATCGGTCTCATTCTCTAAGTTACGTATATCAATACTTGATCCATCTCTTTCAACACGTGCCTTATAAAACCTATCAAGTAATTTTGTACTATTCGTTCCTATAAGACTAATAATGATTTTCTTATAAGTAAATGTTTCTTTCATCCACCGAACGGTTTGTTTGAACTCATTAAAATCTGTATGGGTAAATACACTAAACGCAAAAATAATATCTTGCTTTGTATTGATATTAGGAAACGGTTCGTCAAGATTGCCAGTCTGATTATAAACTTTATTGTATTTGTTATAATGAAAAAAGTTAGCATCAGGATAATTTTTTGCACCAACATCCAATGCACCTTTATCAACATCAACACAAGTATAGTTACTTTGTTTGATTGGAAAATTATCAAACGATAATAGGTTGCCTTGATTGCCACCCCAATCTAAAAATGTTGTTGTGCTTGATAAATCATCAACCTCTAAAAGGCTGTTAAGACTGATTACCGATTTTTCTACTGGGTATAAATCCATAATCCCAATCTCCCCATATTAATTTACGTTCACCGCAGGACCAACATACACCACACGGTTTTTCTGTATCAGGTATGTTAGAACAGCACGACCTTGTTTCCTGTAACAAATCAAACAAATCAAATCTCTTGTAGATTGACGCAACAAATCTTTTATCAACATTTGCAAATGGAGAATAATACGGATATCCAAATCTATCAATTGTAATAGGAATATCGTTTTCATTCCGTATACCAATCATTGGATCACATTCTTTCCAAAGATTAATATGTGTACCATCTTTTAATTCAATGTCAACATCAAATCGAGGGTTAGCTGTATTACCGCCAATAAGCATATCATACTCACCGCGGCCAAACACTTCTTTTTGATATTTATGTAGGTGAGAGTCGTTATAATCATCACCGTAGACTGTATGGTGAGACAAGATGTTGTGGTAATCAAACTTGCTAATCATATATTCAATGATGTTGGCAGACCTTCGTGCCTGCCATCTATACCGCTTGTCAAAGGCTAGAGTAAGGCATCCAATCGTTGTATCGTGTCGGTTATTTTCCGTTAAGTATTTGATTAGCAAATAAAAAACCAATGCCGAATCAGCACCACCGCTCAAATTAAAAAGTATTCTTTTACATTCTAACGGTATTTCAAAGCTTATAGATTGACCAAACTCATCCTCAAGATACATCATCAATCCACTTGTTTATCGCTGCACCGAGGTTTATTTGTCCTTTTGCATCAGGATGAGAGTCAAGTTCTGAAATTTTACTTTCTGCTGATAGCCATTTACCGCCAATCTCTTTCCATACAGGCCAACCGTATACTTCAACAGGATTAATCTTTTCAACTTTTGCAAATTTCTCACCTGAGATTAATTCATCGAGAACTGCATTAGTTAAAAAGCAATTTTCAATTCTTTCATCAATCATTAAGTTAAAAACTTTCCATTCCTTAGGATGCTTTTGTCTAAAGTCATCGAGGTACCACCACCAGTAATCAGATGTAAATGGCCACATAGGAACATCTGATTGAAATATATTTAATTTAATATCAAGTTTACGGCATAACATAATTACCTTCTCAATATAAAACAGTGTGTTTTCTAATATAGGTATAGGTCCGTCGAGTGCTAATGGCAATGTATGTAAACCCATTAAGTATTCACCACTTGCATTATCTTTTCTGAATTTCTTTTCAGAATTAGATTCCATTGCAAATGTATCCCACCTTTTGCAAGGCATTATTCTGCGCCTACCTAATTGTAATCTTGACCAATCGGTAAGTTGCCAACAAATGTGTGATGGAGGATCATCTGATAATACCGCGTCCATTATTTCAATATAAGCATACTCATTTGAACTACCGGATCTACCTTTATTAACTGCAGGCAACCCCAAATGCTTTCCAACATATTCTGGCCATTTCGGCCATGAGCAATCAAGTTCTTCATGCTGAAAAGAAAAGTAATTATGGTCAGTCCAACTACATCCTACCGCAAGCAAATAACTCATTACATTATCAACCCAAAGTTTTTAGAAATAAAGTGTATGAACTGAAGTTCTTTAAACTTTATGTTTGTTTCTAACTCATGCTTTCTTTGTTGGAAATGACGGCTGGTTGGATCATATGCGGCAAGCCTAGTAGTATCGTGTTTGAAATGCCATTTCTCTTGTAAACGCATTATAGGTACATTATTGATAGTAGTCTTATATGACATTATGGTTTCATTATCATGGCCGAATGATCCACGGATCTCATCAGTATACATTGAGAATTCTTTAACCTCATCCATTAGATCTAACAATTCATCAATGTCACCAAAGTAATCGAGTTGTTCCATAATCTTTCGACTTGTCATCATAATCCCGGTATTGAATACCCAATTATCACCGTCAAGATCTTGTTCAGACAATAGTGCGTGAGCATTCCAATACTTTGCTTGTGGGTTACGGAAATCTTTTCTGTAGTTTTTGAAATATAATGGATCTCTTACATTAACTCCTGCTTCATATGCGGTATTTACATCACAGCAAAATCCTTGTTCTGCTCTCAAATAATTAAATGCATCAAACTTATCGGCAAAATATACATCGTAATCAATATACAAAACTAAATCATAATCGTGAGTTAATTTATCGAGTAACCAAACTTTATATAGATTAATAATATTGTATTCTGTTAGTTGTGGAAATCTTGCGGCAAAGGTTTCGTATTGCTCATCACGCCCAAACTGAATAAATTCTGCACCACACAAATCTGCATATTCTCTATGGTTTTTATCTAACTTATCTTTATATTCTGCAAGCCGTTGTTTAACACGGAGACTTTTTGGAACAGCATCATCGGCAGGTCCACGAGGATTGTCGAGACGTTCGTCAGGTATTTCAATATAAATTGAATAGATGCATTTAGTTTTATCGTTAAAGAAATGATTGAACTTTTTATTAATAAAATGAGCAACTTTAATTGTTGACCAATCAACGGTTATAAGATCATCGGATACAATGTAATGCCATTCTCTATCCATCAAAACATATGGGACATTGAATTCTTCCATAATCCATGAAAACAATGATTCGTTGTTTGGATAATAATACATTCTTAAATAAGTACTATTAACACCCATAAGATTATCGTGCTTTATTTTATTAATCTTTGCGATGCCTTTTTTAATTCTTGCGACGTATTTAATCTTTTTAATGTGTTCAGACTTGCCAATCATAATACCTGTATTCATCACATGGCAATCAGGTTTATCATTAAGTAGATCTCTTGTGATATGGTATTTTAATGTTGGGTTACGTGCTCCGATTTCCTGAAAGACAACTTCATTGATATTTCTATTCAATATCTTTTCATCTTGATCTTTAATATGAATACCTTTACTCAAATCTAATCCATCAAACATATTCTCATCGGTATTGAATACTACATCCATATCAATATACATTACTTCGTCGTATTCTTCCGCAAGTTCAGCAAATAAGTGATGTTTATATAAGTTAACCTTTGTAAACTCAACATCATGCTCAACAACAAAGTCTTTCATTGTGTTATGGAATAATTTAAATTCTACACCAATCTTATCGGCATAATCTTTTTTATTGTCAATTAGTTTATCCCAATAATCTTTTTGCTGTTCGTGTGACCAATGATTAACATTCCACGCATCATCTTCGCGTTCAATGTCATCCCAAACTGTAAATATAATTCGTTTCATATACCAATCACCATATATCTTTGATATTGAGCATTCTCTGGTGTAGTAAATCCTGACCAAAATACTCTCGTTAAACCCAATGATTTTTCAAATTCTTCAATACTATTATGCGTATTAATATGCTCAGCTTCATTATGAAAGTTATTACTTTGAAAGCATACAATGCAATTTGGTTTCTTAAGGCGGATAATCATTTCAATATCCTCCTGTTCCATATGCTCACAACTTGTGTTGATAATGAGTTGAAAATTTTGTGACCGTTCAATAAAATAATCTATTGCATCATCATGCTGCCAATGGATATTTTGGCAATGCTCAATATCTTTATGTAACATAGGACCGTATATTTCACATTGGTAATCTGAGTCAACATTCCATACCGCCACATCCTTACCGAGATGTTCTTTCATTAATAATCCGGCAATGCCATACCATGCACCCATAACTAAAACGTGCTCAATTGGCCCGTCCCTTAGGAAGGTTTCGTCGTTTACAAATTCTTTGAGGTTTTCAACCAGCCATTGCTTACTTGTTGTTTGGCTAGGATTAACAGCAGTCATAATATCGAGTGAACGGTATAAATCTACATCAGGATTATACTTTGACTCGACATATATTTCTTCAACTGTTTTGAGAGCATTTTTATAAAGTGTTTCTAGGTAACTCATATTTCATTCCATTATACATATCAATTGGTGCAGTGCCATTATAAGGATTGGCAATTGAGTTTACTAATCCGTGTTCAAATGTATTAAATTTAATACCTTCATGGACAAGAAACCGATCTATACCTGCGTACTTTCTCATAAAGTAATCTTTATTTGACATAAAGTGATCCCAGATATGATTCTGTTCACCAGCAGTCCATGTGATTACTGAACTATTTATGTGAACATCATAAGCATGGGGCGCCATGTATAAATCGTCTTTCCAATAATCTTTAATGATTGTTAACCCATCCCAATTCAACCATGGCCGCGGATCAGCTTTAATATCCATGTCTAAATCAAAGAATAAACATTTGCCTTTGACTGGAAAATCTTTACTAAACATTGCAAGTTTATTCCACCAAAATCTAAGTGATGGTTTTTTGAAACATGGAATACACTCAATCTCAACATTTAATGGATTATCAGTATAGCACAAGTATTGAGAATTAGGATAGTATTCCCGTAGCTGATCTCTCAATCTGTTAACGTGTTCGGGGTCGTACTTATCACCATGTTTCACAAATATAATATTATCGGTCATTGATTGCATTCCTCAATAAGTTCATAATTTTTGTAACTGCCATCTTACTGTTGCGGTTTGAAATGTTTAGTGCTTGCACTCTATTCATTGTATCTTCTAATACATCTTTTGATAACAAGTTAATATTCCAATCTTCAGTATGTGTTCGTCCTGCTCTATCATATGCATTTATAAACGCACCGAAATGATTATCCTCAGCATACTTTAGAAACAAATCAATATTTTTGGCATTGACTTTCATAAGAGTTGAATTAACTTTAATCCTATTAGGACCTAACACATCTTTAAACTTTTGAATGTTGTCCATTGTTTCACTATACTTGCCACCAATTCTAATCATATCATATTCTGATTCAACAACAGTATCTAATGAAATTGAAAGATTTAAATTGTTTTCTTGGCATATCCTTACAACTTTTTTATTAAACACACTACCGTTAGTGCAAACCTGTATTTTTAAACTAGGATTAATTTCGGCAATCAATGCGCAAAGTTTATATGATGCTTTATGAGAAAATGGTTCACCGCCAACAAATCTTATCTCTTTTAGGTGTGGAATAAACTCAACAAACTGTTCAAGTAATTGTTCCAAGTTCTCATCATTATCAAATACGTTTGGATCATATTGTCTAATATCTTTGTCACGCCCTAGCATATGTTTTGATGATAATTCACCAAAGCACATTGGACATGCCATATTACATAGATTACTAATTTCAAATTCAAAAACGCGTGGCCAGGAGTCACCATCAAGGGCATGCTCTAATCTATCTTCGCCAACATTGTAATCGTATTCAATAATAGGTGGCGTTTCACCTTTATCAATTCTTTTTTGGCAAGCAGCCTGACAACCTGCACTTAATTTGTTTTTAAGAAAGTCATCTTTATAAGTGTTGTTTAATTCGCCAAACCAATAATCTTTTAAACCAAACCGATCCTTTTTCCATATTTTCATTTTACGACTAAAGCAGCAAGGATGCATCCCGCCATTTCTTCTTATTCGCATATGATTAAATGCGGCATAGCAAGATATTATTTTATGATGCTCTGGTATAGTTCGTTTGCTTTGAAACAAATCCCATTCATTCATTGTTTTTGTATTCCTTCAAATATGGAGCCAAATCCCATATGTCTTCATTATTTTCACGTGCCACTAAACAAAAGTCAATCCATTCAACCATTCTTTCTTGTATTTGTAACTTTTCACCCCAGAAACCTTCTTCTTGTGGTACAACACTTAATACGTTATTAGTATTACTCAAATCAAGTTTTGGGTTTCGCCAATAAAATTTATCGACTTGTTCAAATTTAGAATTAAGATATTCAAATAGTTTATCAATACCTTCTTTTTGATGATGGTCATCTAACCAAACAGGTGAACAATATTTTGGAAATGTAACAAGGTTTGCCATACTTACACGAGGTACACCTGGTACATCAATAAAGTAATCAATCAATTCTGGCAAGTGCATCCAATTATAAATTGAGACCGTTGCAACAACTATTACGTTACGTCCTTCGACGGCATGGTACCGATTGATATTATTTATTGTGCGCTCAAAGTTACCGCCACGGATCCAATCATATGTTTCGTGTACTCCGTCAATACTTGCTTGAATATGTACTTCTTCAATTTGATGTAAAATATCAATAACAGTATTAGTAACCAATTGAAAGTTGGTGCAAATCTCAACACGGCATTTAGGATTTGTTTCTGCAACCTTTTTCAATATTTTTATATTGTTTGGATCGGCAAATGGTTCACCGCCTTTAATAGTCAGGTGTTGTAAATGTGGAACAAGATCAAGTACTTTATCAACATCGGCGTCAGTCATCTTATACATATCAGTATGGAATTTATGATTTTGGTTTCGCCAATCTAAACCAGACTCAACCGCCACTTTTTCATATGGAGCCCACTTTGATGAGTATTTACCTGAACAAGTTACACACATTTGGTTACAGATATTACTTGTTGTAAGCTCAAGAAACCTTATCGGTGTTACTTCCGCGGCAGCGTCTTCTTCATATGTTGGAAATTTAAAACGGTTGTAAGTATCAAACCGTGCAAGGCGCCCGGCATCCCAATGTCTCCAACAAACATCACATTGAGGTGGGAATTTCTTTTCTTTAAAATCTGCTCGGATTTGATTGTATATATCACCGTTAAAGAATTCGGTTAAATCAGGAACATCTTTAATATGTGATACCGCGGTGTTATCACCGGCACAACATAAGACAATTTCTCCAATAGGATTGATTGTCAATCCAGTTTCAGGTACCATACATTTCATAATAATTAATCCAATACTGTGTTAATAATAGAGATTGCCTCAGTAATTTTAGTTGAGCGTCGGATTTTAGATTTGATTTCTTTTGGTGCCTTTTTAATTATATCTTGTTCTAATGACCACAGTTTAAATTTAAATACTGCTTCTTTATTAGTATTGTTATCAAAGATATATTCAAATGCGACACTATCAACCTTATTCGTTTTAATTTTAAATGCTTGATCCAACGTCGTCAAGTCATCTTTTGTTTTCTCAAGGTCAGCACGTTTTGTATGCAGATCTTTAAGTACACGAGCCTTTTCTTTTTCTAGTTCTTCAATACCAAGGATCTCCCTTGCCCGCATATTAACACGGGAATTAAACTCACGAGAATAGCGGCGTTTAAATTCTACCGTGTCATCAAGGATTGCTTCTTCATCCCATCCTTCTTCAATTAATGCTTTATAATCTGCGCTATCGGGATTGTTTTCAATAACGTGAGCAACTTTAGTGTCACCATCCTGGAATACAATCTCAATTGTATTATAGTCCTCATTTATATAATGTGCTTCAATTACATTACCACTAAACACTGCCATCTTTGTCATCCTCATCAATAATTTTTTGGATTATGCCTAACGTGCTCAAAATTGTTTTACTTTTACGAATGTCTCGTTTTAATTTTGAATCACTGTCTTTAATAAAAGGCAATTCCAATGCCCATAATTTAACTTTAAAGATCTCTTCTTTTTTTGTATTGTTATCCATGATAGCTTCATACTTGTCGAGACCCATCAGTTTGATCTTTTTCTCAACCTTCATATTTTGTTGGACAATTAATTCCTTTGCCTGAGCATTAATAAAGGTTGCAAATTCTCTTTTTGTCTGCTTCTTATATTCTGCTGTTGAATCAAACAGTTTATCTTGTGTCCATCCTTCTTCAACGAGATCAATATAATCAGGATTCTCGGTATCATCTGCGGGAAGGTAGAATACGTGCTCTTTGCCATTATCATCAAGCCATTTGACAAAAATAGTATCGTAGTCGTTACTGATATAATACGCCGTAACTATGCGTTTGCTAAATACTGCCATAATATATTCACTTTCTTATGATTTTACAATTCTTAAATAATATGTTTCTCTTGTTTGTGTTACGCCGTTTGGAAATTCTTGTGAGCGGTAATCATTTTGATTAACAAATCTTGTTTGATAACCGTCTTCTGATGCACCTGCTAAATATGTATCCGCCATACCTGTACCACGTTGTAGTCCATCACCTGTATATGTCGAGTCAGTGATTTCATATGTAATCTGATAACCATTAACAGTACGAGCAACAAGGTTGAGTTCATATGAAAGTATATCTTGGAATTCTTCCAACGTATATGTTTGCACTGATCCATCGGCAGCGGCATAGCATGGAATTTTTACACCAAATTCTGTTCCATCTTCTGAAACATTAATCTCGCTTACTGCATCTTTTTGATATAGAAAATAACTACTTATAATAACAGGTAGCAGATCATCAGGACCCCACCCAGATTCACCAATCTGATCTCCAGGTGTGAGAATATAACCGCCATCTATGTCATATCTTAAATCTTGGAAAACAGCACGTGTTCCTACTTGAGTAAAACCAGATTCAGCGCCAGTACCAATTTTATATGTGCCTTGCTGATTATCACCAACAGATCTCAACACCATTTCATCAATCGTGGGATAAATGTATGTATCACGGAAATCTTCACGAGACATAGAACGCAAATTAGAATCACTATCAACATATAATGGATAGCGGTGTGTTTCTTGTGATACTGGATATGTTGGCTCAACTATAGAATTAAATCTTTGTTTAATACCACGCCAATACGTTTCAACCAATTCAATGTCAGGTGTTTCTTCAGGAGTGTCAAAATTTGTTACGTCAGTGGTATCTTCACCTGCTTTATAACGTGTATCCTTAATAGTACCGATAATATCAGGATCGGAGGCAAGCTGTGTAAACGGGTTTACTACATATAACTCAACTGCGGGGTTTAGTGCATATTGCCGTGTTGCTTCGCGTCGCCAAAACAATTGTTCGTTAGATGGTGATTCTCGAAACGATAACACACCATCAGTGTCAACTGAAACATAGGCTGCGGTGCGTAAGGTCATTAGTCATCACTTCCACAATAAAATGTTTTAAGAACGGTACCGTCTGAAGCTTTAACTTCAAACTTGTGATCCTTATTAACAACACCAGAGTTAATTGTCGCTGTTGTAATTTTTTGGTTAATGATGGTAGACGTTCCTGCGTCAATATCGGCAATGTTTTCTAAATGCCGAGTATCATCAATAACTATGCTGTTTCCTACTTTTAATGGCATCCTTGCCTCCTATGAATTTATTTATGCTTTTGCAATACGAAGACCATATGCAACTAGAGTTGTCGGTGAACCAACCGGGAATTCCTGTGTGCGATATAAGTCATTACCTGTTGTTCCAACTTGCCTTGTTGTATAACCTGCCGCTGATGTCCCATCAAGGACTGTATCATTCATTAATGTACCTTTAAGGGTAAGAGCACTTGCACCACTTGTAAGACTATATTGAATTTCATTTCCGACAGAATCAGACGCAATGTGTTTTAACTCACCAAGAATTAAAGCATCAAATGCCGCAACAGTATACTGTCTAATATCTCCATTTGTGTCAATATAAAAAGGTGGTTCATATGCTACCGCCGACGTATTAACTTTATGTAAGTAATACTGATTAGCAATGAGTGGCTGATCTTCATTCTCAGGAATACCGCCTGACGTATAAATTGCGGAATCAGCACGCCTATCAATAAACACAGGGTTGGAATTTTGGAGCGTCGCACCAGCAACACTGTTTGTTGACGCAATAAAATATGTACCACCTTGGTCCGCGGTTTCACCTGAAGAAACAAGTGCATTGATTGTAGGCAAAATAAACGTATCTCTAAAATCAGCTTTAGACATTGCTCTAATTCCAAGTGATCCTGTCCCAACCGCATATACCGGAAAGGCAATGTTCTCATCGGTGTATGTAGGAGCGGAGGCAAGTGTATAATCAACTTGTAATGTAGTATAGGTAATTGTTTCACTGCCTGTATTAGGTGTGGCTGCCTCAGATGCATAGTTAGCAACAGTAGAAGGACCGTTTTCTGTTGACGCACCAGCTGTCCTACGGGTATCAGTCATACTACCCATATTACCGCCACTTGCAACACGAGAAACTGTAACTACTTCATCGCTTGCTAATAGGTGTGCTGCATTTTGAAATATGGATTGCAGATCTGTACTTGTCATTTCAGTAAGTCTTGTCACTGCAGTATTGGAATTTGCTTCATCCCAATATAATGGTAACCTTGCTGTCATTTTATTGTCCTTTTATAAGGCGCAATAATACGCAGCAATAATTGTGCCTGCTGCATTATAAACTGTTAGAACATTTGCTTGGTTTTTAATTGAGTTATTAATCGCGGTATCAGTTGTTGTATCTGTGCTTGCCACATTTTTTAACTGTAACGCATTATCAATTACTTCAGTGCCTGCTACTTGAATCGCCATCTTCATCTCCTTTGACTATTAGCAATCTTATTAGTTTTATTTATAAATATTCTCAGTGAGTTATTTGCTATGTTACTGATTTTTTCACAGGAGCTATTATATGGCTTATGTCAACGCCTTTGGAGTGGAGATGAAAACTATGGCAAAGAAAGAAATAACAGTTGATGCTGAAGCAGCAGCTGCACTCGATACAAATAATGACGGTCATATCTCGGCAGAAGAGCTGAGTATGGATTTGGAATTTAAACGCAAGCGCCTTGAAGATCAAGATGCTCAACGAGATGCAATGCGTAAAATGACCTGGTTTGCACTGTTTGGAATGTTATTGTACCCAGTAGGTATTGCTATAACATCATGGTTAGGATTAGATGAAGCATCAGGATTAATTGGGGATATTGCACCGACATACTTTGTTGCAATTTCTGCACTTGTTTCTGTTTTCTTTGGTGCTAACGCATACAGCAGTAAATAAACAAAAATAGGGAGGCTAACTTAATAACCTCCCTATTACTTGGGTCTTCTAGGTGATCTTTAGGCTGTGTGTTACACCTCTCCTTGGCTGATCCTGCCAATTCTTTTGGTCTCGGTGAAAGGATTTGAACCTCCGACCCTCTCGTCCCAAACGAGATGCGCTACCAGACTGCGCTACACCGAGTAATTTGGCAAGGGTGGTAGGAATCGAACCCACGCCAACGGGTTTGGAATCCGTTGTACTGCCATTATACTACACCCTATCAAACTCCTTAATACTGAATAGTAGTCTTAACTTAGTCCCTCACCAGGATTTTACGGGTTCGGTTGCTAGCACCTACCTACCTGTTACGTTTCTTTGCTCGTACTATGCAGTATTAA